CTAGTAGTCGTGAGACTCAGCGGCCATTTCGCATCGGGCGTCGACCTCGTACCCGATCGCACTCAGAAGGCCATTCATCGAGTGGAGAAGCACGTCCATTGTCTGAGCAAACTCGAACAGGTTGAAACACATGAAGCGATTTTTCATGCTCGGTTCACGCTTCGTGTTGATGGGGTAGCGAATCTCCATCGCATCCAGCTCCGCGAGAAAGCGGCGAAACTCCCTCTTCGTTCGGAAGCCGTCGAGGCCCAGATCGTACGGAACATGGAGGGTATCGAATACACGCTCGACCTCCGGGCGAATCTTTCCGAAGGAGTGTTCCTTGAAGATTTCGTTGTCGATCCCTGCCTGACCGTCCAGCACCAAGGCAGTCTCCCCGGTTAGGAGAATCCCCTTCAGGTAAAGTTCGACCACATGCCGGTAGTTGTAGACGATTGGGAAGGCGATGTAGCTGCCACCAATCGATCCCCAATACACACGCAGCTCCTCGTTCGAGCGGATCGACTCCACCGCTCCCTTAAGAACGTTGTGCCAATGTTCTCCGAGCACCTCCCACTCCATGTCTTCGCCGTACGTGCTCATCGACACGAAGCCTGGCTGAAACGGTCGTTCTGGAAAGCACTTAAGGTGAATTTGCTTCATCGTGGCCATGGCTTCCGATGGTACTCGCGGCGGCCGTTGCACAGGCCATCGCTTGACGTTTCTGGTGGGTATTCTAGGCTGAAGACATGTCCCGCAAAGTCGACCGAACTAAACGCGAGTACGCCCGCGGCATGCAAATCCTCCAAGGGGCGCTTTCGAGACGCAGGACGAAACGGCCTACTTGGGTTCCTCGTGTCATATGGAACCGTCCCGCCCTCGTCCGGCTGGCGCTCTGGTTCGCAATTTGGAGATGACTAACCGCCAGTACTTTCTCGTCATCACGCGTCGGAAAGCCCGGAAGATCAAACGAAATCGATTTTAATTACATGGCAAGTAAAACCAGGTCGCTCCGGCCGGAAAGGAGCAGGAAGAGAGTTCGCCGACTTCGAGAAGCTTTGGGAGCAGTGGAGCGATCCCAAGTTCATTCAGTCTCTCATCGAGCGAAACGCCGGCGGCAAACAGCTCTCCATCCAGGAGCGGTTTCTTCTTCGCGCCTACGACGGCCTCAAAGAACGAGACGCCGTCCTTTTCAAGAAGCTCTTCCCTGATACCAACCGACTCGAAGGCGGCGATGGCGGACCACTAATCGTGACGTGGCAGAAGTAGTAATCGACTACAAGCCGCGCAACTGGTCTCTCGCTCTTCACGACGCTACCACTCGCTGGATCATCATGGTTCTCCATCGGACAGCCGGGAAGACGACAGAGGTTCTGAACCATCTCCAGCGAGACTGCCTCCGCACCGTCCCGGGCGAGACTGACGCGGTGCTGCACCAGGTGCAGCTCGACCTGTTCGAAGTCGGCGCGTATCTCGCCTCCCCCGGCACGAGCCGCTTTCCGGGCGTCGAGCCGGACCGGATCACCGAGCTGGAAAACGCCATCGACGCCATGGAGCAGGAGCTCGAACCCGCTCCGCAACTTCATCCTCCCCGCCGGCTCCGCCCCCGCCGCCCAGTTGCACGTGGCCTGCACGGTCTGCCGCCGCGCCGAACGGCTGGTGGTGGCCCTGCAGCACGACTCCTCCGCCACCCTCTCCACATCGCCTACCTCAACCGGCTGTCCGACTTTTGTTCGTGGCGGCCAGGTTCGCCAACCGCCGGGCGGGGGTGGATGACGTGCCCTGGAAGCGGTAGACAGAGGCACGGCGGAGGGTTCCGACCCCTTCGGAATTGGGTTCCGACCCTTCGGAATTGGGTTCGGATGCCTCGGAATTGCCTTCCGACCCTTCGGAATTGCCTTCGGACCCCTCGGAATTGTCTTCCGACCCTAAGCTCGAGGGTTCCGAAGGCTCGCTCCAGTCTTCGATAGCCATTTGCGAGTCCGCGGAAGGTTCCGCCGAAGGTACAGAGGACTGGACCCAGTCCACGGAAGGCTGCGCATTGCCCTCGGTGGACTGGATTTTGGGTTCCGTGGCCTTCGGCCGGGGCTCGATCGACATGGACCCATATCAATCGAGGCAACGCATGTGGGGTCGGAAGGCAGCGCAAAGTCCTCGCGAGGCACGGCCGAGCCTCCGGATGACTGATTTCTGGACACGAAGGACCGGATCCAAGCCTCGGAAGGCAATTTCGTGCCTTTCATAGGCTGCCGATAGGGTTCGATGGACACGAAACAGTGAACGGGAACCCTGGATCGAGTCCTCGGAACCCTCCGGCGAGTCCTCCAAGGACTGAGGTCAGCCCTGCGAAGGCAGGTTTTAGTCCTCGGGAGGTAATTTTCAGCCCGGCGAAGGCTGCCACCAGTCCTCGGAACCCTCGCCCGTGGGGTCGAACGATATGGGTGGATATCGGTTTACAGACCTGTCCTGGGTTCTGAACCCTGCGCCGAAGGGTCCCGATGCCGCGGTGTCCAGATTCCGGACCGCGGGCAGGGAGCCGATCTCTGAGGGGAAGCCTCGGAAAGGGGGGGTTCACGTCACACGCTCGTAACCGGAGGTGTTCGGGAATTGGACGGGGTGACTGCGGTGCGCCGCAGCTTATGGAGTGCGGTAACGCGAGTTACCGCTTTGACTGTTTTTGTTTGCCCTGCAACGCGAACAGGTCCAGCCTTCGCTCGTGCGACGCGGCGAGATTGCACCGGCCACGGATTGCTGCGCGAACAGAAGCAGGCAAAGCGGTAACTGGCGTTACCGCACTCCATAGCAAAAACGCCGCGCTTCCGCGCGGCGTCCGGTCAGTCAAATGGTCGGGGCAAGAGGACTTGTACTATTTGACCCTTCGTAGATTCAGTAAGTTACTGATTCTAAACGACGCTAAAAACTCTCGAACCGCTGAAATTCCCCCGTCTAAGTACATTTCAAGTACACGGGGCGTCAGTCCTTCACCGACTTCACCATCTCGACCTTGAGCGCTTGGCCGTCGTTCACCTTGACCCGGACGACGTCGTTCTTCCGAAGCTGCACCGCCCGGTACTCGCCGCCTCGGTGCGTGAACATGACCGGGTTGTAGAGGTTATCGACCTGCACCTTCGTGAACGCGTTGCCGACGTCCAGGCACAGGTAAAACGAGTTCAGCCCCTGCCGGTCAATCGCACCCATCACCGAGGACTGATCGTACTTCGTCCCTTCGCATACGACGACCTTCCCAAGGTAGGTAACGTCCTTCGGCTCCACCCAGGCCTTAGCAGGCGCCGGAGGTTCTTCCTCGACGCCTAGACGCGGCTCAGCGGCCCTCACGGGCTCTCGGGCTGGTTCAGGGGCAGGAACGTAGTCGTGGGCGTCTACCGCCGCTCTGGTGGGCTCCACGGCCGGAGCCGACGCCGGGGCGGGCTTACTCGCCCGGACTCTCTTCTTCTTCGCTTCCGGCTTCGCCTCCGAGACAGGATCAGGCGCCCACCGCACCGGAGGCCTCACCACGGCTACCGCCGGCTTCACGCGCGGCTTGTTCTTCTCCAAGAGCCACATCGTCCACCAGATACCCAGGGCGATAACCGCTAGGAAGCACAACCACTTAAATATGTACGCGGTTCGCCTCACCCGGACTGTTCTCATTCCAAAATGCTACCATCGCAGGCGCAGGAGTGTCCCGGCTACCTCGACGGATCGGGAACGCGAGGGAACCAAACCAACCCCAAAAAGGAAGGTTTGGGATGGATACAACGAACGTCTATCAGCTCGATCCGAACTACAGTTACGCCCTTAAGGAGCTCGCCTTCACCACTAACATGTCGGAGGAATCCATCACAAGGTTGTTCGAGGAAGAACCGGGCGTCCTGATCTTTCAGATGCAGCACACCGGCCGAAGAACATACCGGACAATCCGAGTCCCAGGGTGGGTCGCCATCCGCGTTTTTAGTCGGATGACCGTGACTGAGTAGTACCTTGATGTATACCCCCGCTGGTAACAGCGGTGGTAGTGGTTGAGGATACGTCGGGCACTCGGCGTATCCGCTTAACGTATTGAGACTAAAGGCTATCGCCGTTGGCTACCGCCGAGAGACTGATTCGCCAACCGTCCCCTTCTATCGCAGGGCAATTCTCTACGTCTTTCGTCTCTAACCGTTCCTCATCCTACCGGACCGCCTTAAGAGAATTGCCCTGCGCTTCGCTTGGGACGGTTGGCGGACTGGTTCACTGGTGAACTGATGGACGTATTCATCGGGCTCACCGTGTTCATCGTCATAGCTATCTTCTCCTACTCGTACTACGTGAAGCAGTATGTGAATGCCTCGATGGTGAAGGTTCCTACCGGAAGTGTCGCCTGGGACGGCGAGACTGTTTACCCCGCCGGCTCGGTTCACCTTCCCTTCAAGTACCAACTGATCGACATCGAGGAACGGATCACGACTTTTGGGGTGGATGTGTTGGGACTCGTTTCTGTCGTCGATACGTTCTCCGATGAATCCGGCTACGCGACTGAGGAAGGCCACAACGACAAAGGCCCTTTCGGGAAGCAGACGATTTCCGGCAAATCCGGCAACCAGATTGTGACGACCCGGCAAAGTGCCGAATACAAATACCGCTACATCATTGTTTGGAAGCCGAACTTAGACCGTATCCGGCAATTCGTAAAATCCGGCAACATCCCTGACCGGATTGCCGAACTGCTTAGAACCATCCCCGACCTCAACATGTCCGCTTACGCGGATACTCTGGGAATCACTGTTGTTCGCTGGGACACCCCGAAGAAGAAGACTGTCACGGATTCAGTTGACCTCGGAGATGGGGTGGAGATTCCGTACTAGTGGACGCTCCCCCGCGAAGTGAGCACGTCTACATCCTCGGTTTATCCGGGATGGGGAAGACGACTTTTATGCGTTCGATGCTCCGGCAGGACATCTTGAACGGCAAAGGGGTAGGACTGATCGACCCTCACGGGGACCTAGCGGAGCAGGTTGTTAGGTACGTGCCCCGGAATCGGATCAAGGACTGCGTCTACTTCAACCCGCAGGTTACCCCTATCGGGTTGAATCTGTTAGGTGCCCGGACTCCTGAAGAGCGGATACTTGTTTCCGGCGACTTGTTCCTACTCTTTCAACGCCTTGTAGGAGATGACAAACGGGGTGGGGGAGTGCAGTTAGACGCGATCATGAAGATGTCGATCGCTACGCTTCTTGATGTTCCCGGCTCGACCTTCTTCGACTTCTACCGCCTCTTTACAGATGACTACTTCCGGTCTCAGATAGTCGCGAAGGTTCAAGACCCGGACATTAAGCACTTCTGGCGCGAAGTCTGGACTACGTACAGGCACCCGGAAGCCGAGCGACCTTTGGTCACCCGACTCCTGGAGTTCGTGACTAACAAGTATCTGAAGGCTGTGACCTCGACTCTCTCCGAGCTGAACTTCTCGGACATCGTTCGGGAGCGGAAAATCTTCATCGCGAACATCGCGAAGGGGAACGTCGGGATTGACACCTCGCCGATCCTGGGGACTCTTCTCGTCTCGCAGTTCCAGTTGGCAGGCTTCAGACAGAGCGCCCTACCCGAACGAGACCGGATTCCCTTCTACCTCTTCATCGACGAGTTCCAGAACTTCAGAACCTCGGCTTTCAACGAGATCATTACCGAGTCTCGGAAGTATCGCTTGTGTTTGACTCTTGCTAATCAGGCCATCGAAGACCTGAAGGAAGCCGGACTTCAGAACGCGATCTCGAAATGCGGCACCGCTGTCTTCTTCCGACTGATGGACGCAGACGCGAAGAAGTTCGGCTCACAGGTTGGGAAACTGACTGCCGAAGACCTGCAGAATCTTCCGAAGCTCCATTACATCTTCCGCCCCGGCCGACCGGCGGATGCAAAGAAGCACGTCTTAGAGTTCCCGCCCCGCCCGCCGGAAGGATTCAGAGACGAGATAATCGAGCACACACGATCCAGATACCCGGCCATCGTGAAAGCGGAGCCGGTTGCTGCACCGATCGCTCTTGACACAGATCCCGAACCGACGCCGTTTCCACAGGATTGACTTATCAACCCCTGCCCTTGACGGCTACCACTGTGGTAGTAGTATGAGTATGTAGCCCGTCCAGCTACATTAATCTATCTAACACCTACATGTCCGAGATCGACGTCAAGACCGCCGTTGCCGAAGCCCAGCGTCAGGTAGCAAGAGAGATCGTTGAGATGCTCGACGAACCGGCCACCAGCCACTACTGCGAGCGCGACCACGACACCGTAAACACTGCTCTTCGCGCGATAGTCGCGAAGTACCTCCAGCCAGAGCAAACCAATTGACCTACCTCACATGAAACTAGAACAACAAGTCGTAAGCCTAGAGCTTGCGAAGAAACTGAAAGAGCTGGGAGTGAAGCAAGAGAGTTACCTCTGTTGGCTCAATGAGAACTTCAGCAACTCCTATGACGATTATCAACACGTTGTTGAGAAATCTGACTACCAGGGCGGTTGGCATATCAAAGACAGAATCTCCGCCTTCACCGTAGCCGAGCTAGGGGAGATGTTGAAGCAAAGCGGATTGTCCTCTGGATACAGTGATGAGGATATTGGTTGGTATTGCCAGTCCACGATTCACAACAAGTTTGACCTCATTGGCGAGGAGAGCGAAGCCGACGCCCGCGCCAAAATGCTCATCTACCTCCTCGAAAACGACCTTTTAAAAACACCCTCCCCCGAAACAACGAACCGGGCCGAAGCCTCTTAGCATCCCGCTTTTCGTTACACCTCGGCTCACACTTCCGCTACACCCCCCGCAGTCCTCTCTCCCTCATTCACCCCCACCTCACACTCCCTCCCCATGAGAAGCATCGGCTCGAACCATCCCCGCTACCTCACCCCCGAACGGGTTGCTCTGCTCGACCTGTTCGAGAAGCACCAGTACCTCACCTCGAAGCAGGTGTACGAACTCCTCGGCGCCACCCGCACCAGAGCGGACGGCGGCAACCTTTCTGAGCGTGCTGTCCGCAACCGCCTCCTTCTAATGTTCGAGGCTGGCTACCTGCTCCGCACTCCGATCATGCCGGATGAATCGGTCATCCGCCGGGCTCCCGCCGCGGAGTATTCCTATCGGCTTTCAAAGCACGGGGCAAATTTCGCCACCAAAGGCAAGTTCCTCGGCGAGAAGACCCCGACCTCCGCGAACCACGACCAGAATCTAACTGCGCTACATCAGGCCCTCGACAAGTTTCCCGGCAAAGTCATCTGGGAGCAGCGCCACATGAAGCGCACCGTGAACCCAGACGCAATGTTCGGCATCTCGCGCGATGGCAAGACCGGCCACTTCTTTTTCCTCGAGTACGAGCGCACCAGGATGAATCACTACACCGACCCCGGAGTTTCCGGGCTCGTGAAGAAGGTGAAGAAGTACGACGACTACCGCATGGGCAAGCTGAAGAGGAAGGTTCGCGAAGACTGGAAGCTCTTCGACGACTTCCGCGTCATCTTCATCGTGAAGGACAACGACCGGAAACCCCAGGCTCGGAAGAAGAACCTTCTGAAGAAGCTCGTCGAGATGAACCTTGCCTTCCGCCGCGTCTGGATCGCGACTGACAAGGAGTTTCTAGCCGACCCGATGGGAAAGGTCTTTCACACTCCGGCTGACTACCCCGAAAGGTCGTACTCGCTACTCGACCTCTGATGTTCTCGCGCCTCCTTTGTTGGATTACTGGTGGACATCGCTACTCATCGTTCCGTGGCACTATCGGGTGTCACAAGTGCGACCACGTTTTTGATTGGGAGGCTCGGTTCGCCGCTCTGCACAGGCGTGACCCCGACACCAACTCCACCAACTGCTAAACTGAAAGTCCATACCTAAATCCGGCTACGGTCGGTGCTCCGCCTATCCCTCTCATCGTTTCAGACGTAGCCCGTCTGGTGTATGAGAGGGGCGGGGAGCCATCTGATGCGAATCCCCCTCGGCAAACAACTCAAGTACTTCGGCCCTCCCGTCATCACCATGCCGGCAAACGGTCACGCGGCGTTCTACGGGAAGACTGGTTCCGGGAAATCCTCGCTGGCGCTAAGTCAAGTCACCCACCACATCAAGAACGGCGACGGAGTAGGAGTCATCGACCCGCACGGCGAGCTGGTAGACGACATCCTGAAGCACATCCCTTCGAACAGGACGGATGACGTAATCCTCATCGACCCATCGGACATCGAGTGGGTGTTTCGACTTCCGTTGCTCCGGGCTCAGACCTTCGAGGGAAGAGTGAAGAAGCTCGGGCAAGTCGTCTCGATTCTCTCCGCTCTTTTCCCGAACGGCTGGGGCGGCGCGTCAGACCGTAACGCGTTCAACGTCGGCTATGCGGTCCTGTGTAAAGAACAAGCCCCGACGCTGGCGCATCTCCTCAAAGCCTTCACCTCGAAGCCGTACCGCGAATCCCTGCGTCCCTACATCGACGCGGCTAACGTCGATCTGTTCTTCCAACAGTTCGACGAGGACTGGAACGCCAGCCAGCGGAACACCGCCGCAGCTCCGATCACGAACAAGATCGACTTCCTTTCGAAGCCCTTCCTCCGCGAAATGGTCGGGAGCTACCAGGGCGCGAGCATGGGCGCGATCATGAACGCGAAGCCGATCTTCCTCCTGCGTCTCTCCGCGGGGCGGATGGATTCGAAGCTCGTCTCTGCCATCGCTTCGCTTGTTATGTCCGAGATTCTTTCTGAGGCGCTGGAGCGCGAGGCGATCGCGAAGGAAGAGCGCGAAGACTTCTACCTGTACATGGACGAGTTTCACTCGATAGTCCGGCCGGGTGAAGTGACCTTCGAGGAGATGTTCCGGTCGCTCAGGAAGTACGGAGTGCATCTGACTATCCTCGACCAGACAACGGGCGGGCGGGACTTCGAAGACCTCACCAAAGCGATTCTCGGCAACATCGGCACGCTCGGAGTTGGTAGGGTAGGCCCCGAGGACGCGGAACTCCTGGCGAACGCGCTCCCGATTCAGGAACCCAAGACCCTTGTTCGCATGGACGCGCACACGTGGTACGTCACAACCACGAACGACGACGGGACGACATCTGATCCGCACCTCATGAAGTCGTTTAGACCTCCTGTTCCTCTCTCCAAGGGGAAGCGGGCAAGACTTGAATCTATCCAGAACCGCACCCGGACCAACTACCTCCATTCAAGGAAGAAAGTCTCGGATCACATCAACAAGATTCTGACCTAATCCGCCAGAACCGCTACACACACCCCAACCTATTGCCAGATTCTGCACGTCCTTTAGGGTTAATCCCGAAGGAGGGACAGACCACATGAACGCTAATGTTCAGAAGGTACTCGACCTTGAGAAGCAGTATGAGGAAGCGAAGCAGGTAGCGATTCAAGACCTGCTCAAACAGCGGCAGACGATCGACGAGCAATTGAAGGTTCTCGGCCATGACAGCACGAAGAAAGCACCCCTCGTGCGGCAGGTTGACCCGAACAAGAAGTGCCCGGTCTGCGGCGAGACGGGACACGACGCCCGGCGTCACAAGAACGACCCCAAGCCGCCGGCCGATGCCCCGCCGAAGCCCGAAGCCAAGGCGCCCGCTACGCCTCCCAAGCCCGACAAGAAGTAACCCCTCCCTCCCAAATCGAAAGCCCTCACGATGTTCTGTGAGGGCTGATTCTTTTTGGAGGCGTATCACGCCGTCGCTTCCTTTCCGGCTCGGAACGATTCGAGCACTCTTCTCTTCAGGGCTTTAATGACCTTCTCCTTCCAGTCGGCAACGGTCATGTTTTCGGGGACGGTGAGGAGCTCGCGGAGGAACCTGTCCAGCTCCTCCATGTACCGCTCGGCCTTGACCTCGACGACCTCCGGCCGCATTACTGCGGGAGGCGCTTCGACCACTTCGACCGGAGCCACTTGCCAAGGAGTCTCGGGAAACCACTCCGCGATGAGTTCACCGGCTTTGCGATAGTTGACGTTCTCTTTCCACGCAACGAAGTTGATGAGATCCCCGCCCGGCTTTCCATCTCTGGCCTCCACGCAAGACGCTGACTTGCAGTGCCACTTCTCGTTCTCCAGATTGATTTTCAAAGAGCCCTTGGTTTCAGCCGTGTGCTGTGGCAGGGGACAATCCCCGGACACCCACGAGCTGTCCTTGCTCCGCTTGAGGACGATGCCGTAGTGATGACAGATCGCCTCAAGCCCGACTCGCGCTTTGAGTGCCGCGAAGTCCACTTTGTACTTGCTCATCCGAGCCTCCTTTCCACTTAACCGTAGAACAAGGACGGGAAAGGGCAAGGCAAGGTCTGGGGATTGACGCCGCAAGTACATAAGGTAGGGTTAGAGAATGGACACAGTAAAACCGTCTCTCGCGAAGAACGCGACCGTCGAACAGAAGCGCGCTTACTTCCGCCGCTACCGCCGCCGGAACCTCCAGCACCTGCGCGAGTACAGGAAGCTCAAACAGCGCGAGTACCGAGCCAGAGACCGCGAGCTGAAGGCGAAAGCCGCCGCCTAGACTTATCCACAGCCACTGCATTTGACTTGTGTACAGGACGGAGTAAAGTGAATATATCAAAGGTCGCAACACTCACCCCACCGCCCCCTAGATGTTCAACCCACTAGACGACGCCGGACAGTACCGCGCCGACCGTGAGCGCCGATTGAACCGCGCACTCATCACTGCCGGAATCGTCGTTCTACTCGCCGGTATCGCAGTCGTCGCGTTCATCCTCGCGAATCCAGTAGTCCTACACTAACCCACCAGTCGCAAAAACACGTTCTCACTCATCGGCAGGCAGTTCTATCTGAGAAGGTGTCTGCCCGCCGACGAGTTCACATCACCAACATGCAACAAAGACCAATCAAGTTCCGGGCACGCGCACTCACAATGGACCATCGTTGGGTCTACGGTTCCTATCTTGTGAAGGACGGGCAAGTCTACATATTCGATGAAACTAATAAGTGGGAGGTTCCAGTTGACGCGTCTACGGTAGGTCAATTCACCGGCCTCCTCGATAAGAACGGCAAGGAGATTTACGGGGGGGACATCGTTAAGGCCATGACCGTATACAACAACGTGTCAGATGTCGCTCACGACTTCTTTAACTGCCCCGTCTTCTGGGGACACGGCTCCTGGCTCGTCAGTCCCGGCGTAGGCTACGACGGCATACCGCTCGCCGATGCCCACTTCTCCGGCGCACCAATCGAAGTCATCGGCAACATTCACGAGAACCCAGACTTACTGGATCCCGACAACCAACTCTACGACCCCGCCAAAGACCCTTCTCTCGAAAAGGAGGAACAGAAACCATTCGCTTTCTAAGAACATGCAACTCAACATCAGAGACGAAGGAACGATGGAGATTGCCCGGTCCTTCTCTTTTAAGAAGAACCTCGGCAATTACGAATCCGCCGACTTCTTCTGCTCAGCGAAGAAGGAGTGCAAGCCGGAAGACGCTGACAAGACCTCCCAGGCTCTTTACGACTTCTGCCGCAAGCAAGTCCTGAAAGACATCGCCGCTTTCTTACCAAAGGCCGAACCGCCAGCCACAGACCCCAACCACACCGACCTATGAACGAACCTCTTAAGTGGTACGAGGACAGGCAGTACCTCATCAAGCAGTGCGAGCAAGCGCAGGCGGACATGGCCTACCACATAGAACATTTGGACGACGCGAGGGAGCGCGGCGCACGAGCCACCCAAGCGCTCGTCGAGATGCTGAAGGAGCCCCAGGGCGAAGAAGACCGCATCGCCCCGGAGTACGAACACCTCGGAGAACAGGAGCCCGCACCAACCGAATAACCCCAATCAACACATCACATGGAAGACATCAAGAAGCTGACGATTCAAAGCGTTGAAATAGTAAAGACCGGACCAAAGAAAGACGGCTCTACCTGGACGTTGTACCGAGCGAAGACGGATGACGGGTTCTACTCGTACTTCGACATGTCCCTTCAGCCGGGAGAGACAGCGACTTTCAAGGTTGAGAAGACGACCTCGGAGAAGCTTGATCGCAACGGACAGCCGTACGTCAACAAGAACATCCTCGGCTACGCAGGTTCCATCGACAACATGCCGGCCAAGCCTTACCGCTCGACTACCATCGGCTCTGCCAGTCCAGCTATCGGCATCGGCACCCCCGCAAGTCCTTCATCCCCACTCCTCGCGCAAATCGAGAAGCTCGGAGCCGAACTTCAGAAGGCAAACGTCGACCTCCTCGACCTCGCGCAGATTGTAGACGGTCTCTTGAACCGAGTGGAACGCCTAGAAACACCAGCGTTCGACCAAATCAACTCCGTCAAACTCACCGAGCAGGACGCGGACGACATGCCTACCTTCTAAACCCATGCTCCAAGACACCACGCTCGACGCGTATAACTCGATCCGCGCCCACCTGAACGAGAAACAGCGGAAAGTCCGCTACGTCCTAGAGAAGTTCGGCCCGATGGACAATGAAGCCATCGCCCGCGCGCTTGAATGGCCGATCAACACCGTGACACCGCGCGTAAAAGAGATGAGGGAGCTCGGCGAGGTAGTCGAGGCGGGCTACACCGTCACCAAGTCCGGCCGCAAAGCCCACCTCTGGAAGCTGAAGGAAGAACCGGCCTCGGAACCGGAACACAAACCAACTTCACTCTTCGGGTGACCATCACCCTCCCTGGCCGTGTGCCGTCGAAGAAGAACTCGAAGCGCATCTTCTGCACCTCCGGCCGGCCACGAGTCCTCCCGTCCGCCGCGTACGTAGCGTGGCACGAGGAGATGATGCTGAGGCTACGGGGACACCGGCCAGCGGCGCCGCTCGCGCAGGCCAAGATCTCCATCACCTTCTACCCGGACACCCGCCGCACCTTCGACCTCTCGAACGCCGCGGAAAGCGTCATGGATCTGCTGGTAGATGCCGAGATTCTCTCGGATGACAACTGGAGCGTGGTGCCGGACCTCACCCTCCACTTCGGAGCAGTAGACCCGAAGAACCCTCGCGCGGAGATCGACATCGCGAGGAGCAATCGTTAATTCATCAATCAACAAACACAATGAGCCTATTCACATCAGACCCGAAGGAGGAGCCGCAGCAGGTCAAGTGCGACGAATGTAAACACTACATCGACGTCACCGATGCTCAGATCGTAGCCGTTGAGACCGAGGGGTACATGTACTTCACATACTCCTGGCTCGACCGCCGTGGCTTTGCCAAGGCCTACTACTGCCCGATGCATCGCCGCACCTACGACCGGATCGACCAGGACGGCACAATGTACAAGCTGATACCAGCGGTGCCGGAACACTACGACAAACTCAAAGCTCCGGAACTCGACCTCACCCCGCTTAAACGTCGCAAGGCGAAAACCAAGAAGTAAGAACCTATGAAGCTATCCGATGTTCTCTACCTCCTGTTGCTCGTCGTTTGCATTGCAGGAACTGTCTACATCGCGCACGTCGGGCTACGCGACATCCCGCGCGATTGTCAGAAGATGATCGAATATCACGAGGTACCGCTACCTCGATATTGTCTCAAATATCTCCCATGACCAACCCTATCATCACAAAGAAGCTGGAGGAGCTTAGGAAGCTGTCGGGTTATCCCGCCGCTGCGGGCGGGACCTACGTCACCCTCGGTAACGCCGAACGCATCTTGAACGAAGCCATGACCGAGATATACGAAGCGGGGAAGCAGGATGGTCACTCCAAAGGACTCCAGCATGCCGTAATTGGCCGCCAAGCCGTGATCGACATTCAGACCGAAGCCCAGCAGCAGACAGCCAGGGAGATTCTGGAACTGATTGCGGATCGCCCGGCGTTCAATTCCATCACCGCCGTAGATCTCAAACTGGCCGTCACTGCGACGATTCAGTCCAAGTACCTTAGCAGGGAAGGTGAAACTAAGATCTTCAGGGAGACTTGATGGTATTACCGTCCTAGAGTGGACTCCAATCGTCCTCTAGGATGGCATTCAAGAACTGCGATTCGTACCGTTCTCGAACCAGCGCTTCCAGATCAGCGCTTGCTGAGTCTAAGAGCCCGAGCAGCGTTAGTCGCCGATCGGCCAGCTCTTCGTCACTTGGCCGATTTTTGCAAATCAGCCTAGCGCCGACCAACATTGCGCATGAGACATCCAACACCCGACGTACTTCCCTCGGCAACTCCCGCTGAAGCAGCGACATCCACCGTGCATGCAACTCCTCGATTTTGGCAATCGGTTGACCGGTCGACTCCCACGGGTCGCATAGTGGCACGGTCCGCAGCGCGGAACGTAGTCGTTGCAGCCGCGCGCAGTCCAGCATTAAAGAAACGCCCACGCCAGCATCCGCTGCCTCACGACGCTCACTCATCTCGGCGATTGCCAGCTCCGTCTGTTGAACTGACACCTTGCCCTGATCGATAGCCCACTTCATGATGTGGTACGTGAAGTACACGTACAGGAACGTCCCGATTGTGGAGGCGATCACCGCGACGGTTTGAACGTAGGTGGTCCAGTGGACAGAGTCCGATTGCATAACAGCTATCCTAACCCCGCCGAATCCCGCGCGAGATGCTTTCACCGGCGCAATCATGGGCAACTTGGAGAATTTTCAACATAGAAGAAATTGTATCCACCCGACTTACATGTTTGCTCAATCTGGGGATCTCGAATGTTTACGCACTGGCTAAACCGCAGCCCTTCCAGTTGCCAACAGGGTGAGTTCGTCTTGTAACACTTCGCAGCCGCTGCGGCGTCACCAACCGTGCAACCTATGATATTGCGCCCTCCTGTCGCTGGCGGACGACATTTGTACCTGGCTCGCTCCTCAGGGGTGAAGTCGCTTGGCACCAACCGAAGGTCCAGCCGTAGAAACACGGATCCGCCCTTTTTATCGAGAGGCATAAAGCTTCCATTCGCCTGCAGCTCCGCGGAGCAAAACTTTAGCCCACACCCCTTATCAAACCACGAGGCGTGAAAAGGCGACTTCGATTCCTCCACCCACTGATGGGAGCAGTACTGCATGTTTGGTGGGTATTCATATTGAGCAGTGTAATTACAGCGTTGATCCCAGTTCGCTTGACACCAAGCCTTGTATTCAAAGCGTGTGGGCAACCTCAGTTCAACGTTATTCTCGCAAAATGAGATCCACGGCGCCGCTTCCATGCCCTTCGCGTCAACGTACCGACAGAGGCAAAAGAGACTTCCTGTGAGGTTCTGACAAATCTTGTTCTGTCCTGGTTTCGGTGCGCCGGTCATCTGGTCGAACGACACGACGGCTTCGCTCGTGCCACCCGTCACTTGCTTCGGTTCGACCTTCTCATCGGCGACGGAAGAAATAGCCAGCACAGCAATGAAGCACCAAAATGTCAGACGCATGACGGCCTCGCTCTCGTACCAAGAGTATCGTGAGATACGGTAGCGTGGTAGCACTTGACGTTTCTGGTGGGTGTTCTAGTCTGAAAGCATGTCCCGCAAATTCAACCGAAGAGAACAGATCGAGAAAGCGGCCTTCCACACGCTTCAGGCGTCTATGCGCCGCAAACCTTTCTGGCTTCCTTCCTTCATCTGGCGTCCTGTCCAGGCGCTAGCCATCAAGATCGCCTTCAAGTGAAGAAGCTCTTCATCGTTCGAAAGTACGTGAGCGCGGCCTCGGCCGCCGAAGCTTTGAGGATCGAGAAGCAGATTGCCCCGGATGACGTTTGGCTCGACGATGACTGGAAGAAGTCGCAGCCGAACGCTGGAGCCAACGTGATGGGCTTCGCAGCGAAGAAGTCACGGAAAGCCAAACGAAACCGATTTTAATTACATGGCAGGTAAACCAGGTCGCTCCGGCCGAAAAGGAGCAGGAAGAGAGTTCGCCGACTTCGAGAAGCTGTGGCAGCAGTGGAGTGATCCAAAGTTCATCGAGTCCCTCATCGAGAGAAACTTCGCCGGCAAGCAGCTCTCCATCCAAGAGCGGTTTCTTCTTCGCGCCTACGACGGCTTGAAGGAACGAGACGCCGTCCTTTTCAAGAAGCTGTTCCCTGATACCAACCGTCTCGAAGGCGGCGATGGCGGACCACTCATCGTCACGTGGCAGAAGTAGTAATCGACTACAAGCCTCGAAACTGGTCCCTCGCCCTTCACGACGCAACCACACGCTGGATCATCATGGTTCTCCACCGGAGAGCCGGAAAGACCACGGCGGTTCTGAACCATCTCCAGCGCGACTGCCTTCGAATCTTCGAGAGCCAGTTTGCCTACATCGGCCCGACCTACAAGCAGTCCAAGCGCGTCGCCTGGGACATCGCGAAGAAGATCAGCCGGGACATCCCTGGAGTTGAGTACAACGAATCCGAGCTGACGGTGAAGTACCCGAACGGCTCAAAGCTCTTCCTCGCCGGTTCGGACAACCCAGACTCCCTCCGCGGTATCGCTCTCTGGGGTGTCGGCTTCGACGAGTACTCCCAGCAGCCATCGAACATCTTCTCGGAGATCATCTCGAAAGCCCTCGCTGACCACCTCGGCTACGCGATCTTCTTCGGCACGCCGAAGGGCAAGAACGACTTCCACCGCCTCTACACGAAGGCGTTAGGTGACACCACCTGGACAGTCGTCTTCAAGACCATCGACGACTCCCTCCGAGACGAAACGGGCGAGACCATCGATAACCTCCGTCAGGCCTTGGAGGACGACCGGCGTCTCGTTGAGAGCGGGGTGATCACCGAGGACGAGTTCAACCAAGAGTGGTACTGCTCCTTCGAAGCGTCCGTGAAGGGTGCCTACTACGGCCCTCACATCGCCAAAGCCAGGGCGGACGGCAGGGTGAAGCTCGTTCCCTACGATCCGGCCTTGAAGGCCCACGCGGTCTGGGATCTTGGCGTTGGACAGAACCTCGCGATCGGCATCTACCAGCGGGTAGGGGCAGAGACCCACAAGATCGACTACTGGCAGGGCTCGAACAAAGACGGCATCCCCGAAGCTATCACCGCCCTCAAAGCCAAGCCCTACGTCTTCGCGAAGATGTTCGTCCCCCACGACGCCGAGGGAACTGAATCAGGAACCGGCAAGACCCGCCTCGCAACTGCGAAGAGCCTCTGGCCGAACGTGGAGTGGGTTGTCGTGTCGAAGTTATCCGTGGATGACGGTATCGCGAAAGGCCGGGCGATGTTTGCCCGCCTCTGGATCGACGAGCGGCACTGCGCGCAGTGGCTGGACGCCATCAGCCAGTACCGCCAGGAGTGGGATGAGAACCGCGGGATGTTCCTCGAGAAGCCCTACCACGACTGGACGAGTCACGGAGCTGACGAGTACCGCTACGCCGCGATCGCCGAGGACCAGATGACGAACGCGCAGCCGATGCCGGTGCCTACGACGGGTCTGGTGAAGCCGTTCTATCCGGGGTTGGGAGTGTAAGATCCGCGGCGGCTAAGAGTGGCGCCTTAGCCGTCTGCTACAATTCTTGAGCCCAAGCAGAAACGTTCGAACACACCTTCGGGGTCGTAACCTTCATGCCAACAGACCCGATACGACTGACAATTACTGCCGCCGACGACAACGCCTCGACGGGCTTTATCTTGTCGATTGCAAGGCTTCCATCCGTCTACTCAATTTCATGCATTATCGCCACGCTGCGCTATCCAGATGACGTCGCCATACGATCGTTGCCGAAACACATCAGAGCTGCAGCGTACGCTGTGAGGCGTTACGCTGACGAGGATTTTGGACTTCCTCGTGCCGATACGTTTCATTCCGGTAACGTCCACAATCTATGGCGCGAGACAACGCGCGCGTTGTTACGTGACCTTGTAAATGGCCGCGCAGAACTTGATCAACTTACGGCAGCACAGATAGCGGCTATTTCCGAAACTCTAGCGGCTCGAGCTGCCTATCCCACGATTGACGACTTGGTTCTGGACTTCCCGCTTTTCCACCTTGAGCTAGTTCGTGCGTCTAGGCAATCGCCATTAGAGCTTGTAGCGATTGTTACGGGACCTCTAGCCGCCGCCTTCACAATCATTCTGGTCACCGAGTGGATGTTGGAGCGGGCCGAACACAACGCGCTTGATATTGAAAACAAGAGACTCGCCGTCCAGGCCGCCGAAATAGTGGTGCAGAAGTTGCGGCAAAACCAGATTACGGTCACCTCTGACGCCGTCGCGGCTGTGCTTCAAAACGCCAGGATTACGCAGGCTCCACTACCACGGATCGCCGACATCAAAATCGACGTAGCCTAAACGCCTGCTTCGCCGAGGACACCTCATCGCCTAGAGGCGAGCCTGAGACCCTACAATCTCGTGAGCCGTTCTACCCTGGCCTAGGCGTCTAGTAAGTTACCACCACCGCCTTGTTCCCTCGAACTCTTTAGACTTGCGTTTGCACGCCGCGCTGCACACGTGGACGATCGCGTCCTCGGGTGGCGTTCCGTAGCCCTTCCAATCGGACCTGATGGTCATCTCGTGAATGCCCTTGATCACCTTGTCACAGCTATCGCACCGCATCACGCCCGGCACAAACGGCGTTTTCGCTTTTTTCGTTGCCATGCTCGTCTCCCGTGGGGGAGGACAACATCCGAGACGGCTAGCCTGTTCCGTCCAAGGCCGGCCTATGCCGGCCCCTACCACGAACCTCGCAATGCCGTTCTATCACCCTCAACGCTTACGGAGTCATATTCCGGCACAGGATCGTGTATCGGTCGTTTGCGTGAAACCGTATGCCGGCTAAGAGAGGATTAGTTGGAGGGCACACCATCTTTACTTCGCTACGAAGATCCGTGAACGACATGGGCTTGGAAAAGCTAGGTGTACCGTTCGGCGGCTCCCAGAGTGCCACTTGCCCGGCGTGCTCGCCATACTCCACGGTCGCCGAAATGCCCGGCTTCCTGCTTTGCAGTGCGGTCACGTCACCCCTTAAGCTCGCTTCCCTTGTAAGCTGCTCACTCAATGCGTTTGCCGCATCAAGGCGCAGTTTCGCTATCTCTACTCGCAATGCCTTAATGTCAGACAGAAGATCAGAAATTTTTGACGTGGCCGATGGTAGATTAATCTTCTGCGACTTGCCGACGTTAGTCTCGACGGACATGGGCGAGAACATCGTTAGGTCTTTGGAGCAGGTCAGATCGAACGTTGTCGAATCGAACTGCATACCTGGCGTTACCGCCTGATGCCCGTAGTAGCACGTTATGAACTTGGCCGGCTCGATCGCTTTTATCGTGACCTTCTCTCCAGCCACAGGTCCGCGTGTGTAGACCGTCACTAGAAAATTATCGAACCCACCGATGGGGTCAGCGGCAATGAATGTGCCTTGTTGCTGGAGCAGCATAGTCGAGACAATCTCGTAGCATCTGTTCCAAGCCGCCGCTAGTACGGCGCTTACGGTATCGCTGCGAACCGACAGCACCTCACGATGCGCATACTGCTCATATGTGGAGTTGATGAACTCCGAGTACTTTGCTTGAAATTCAGAAGATTTCTGATCAGAAGTGCCTTTAAGGTTTAGGAGATCTTCGGCCAGTGGAAGATTCAAACCTAGAGTCTGAACGGACGAAGCGAAGGCCGAGTACGAACTGGAGTCTACCCGCTTAAGACGTGATTGGTACTGGGTAAACAGCTCCTTCTCGCTATAGAGCGAGTAGTGATCTTTGATCTCGGTAACCACCGTATTGCAGCGATCGAAATCACTCGTTGCAGCGCCGAGCTGCGTACACGACAGGACGAGAAGTCCACCGATAAGATGCATTCGCAGACTTGCCATAATTACCCCTTCGCGTTAATTGTTTTAGGATTGGTTTTAGCATAGCACGACTTATCCCCAGCCTTCCCTGTATCTTCATCGAGACTTCATCGTTATAGTTATTGCAAACCTTCCTTCACTTCATTGCCGCAAGTTTCCATCGAAACAACCCAGAAGAACCTTGAGTCCGATCGGCGTTTTAGAGAACGCCGACATCAGCAGTGGACCGACAACTATCTTTTGGATCGCGACACCGTCATCACGAACCGGCTGACCCAGCGCCAGAGCGTGAATGTACCGCTCATGAAGGAGACCCGGAAGACCCTCCTTGCCGGGATGGAAGAGCAGGACATCTACTTCGAGAACCTCGACAACGACGGCCAGAAGGAGCTTCTGTTCAATGAATACTGGAAGCACGTAGCCGAACGCTCCCGCCTGAACATCCTGAACGAGATCGACGCGAAGCAGGAGTTCCTTTACGGCCGCTCTTTCTGGAAACTGAACATCATCTCCGGCCGGCTCACCCTGGAGATCATCGACCCGCAGGACGTGCTGGTGGACCGCTACGTGAACCCGTGGGACTTAGAATCCGCCCGGCGCATCACCCACACCGGCATCTACGCCACCCTTTCGGACATCGAGCGAAACGCCATGTTCGACAAGAACATGGTGAACCAGCTCAAGACCTTCTTCGCCTCGAAGCTAGGTTTAGTAGCCGCCGCCCAGAACGCGGAGATGGCCGCAGATAAGGCCCAGAGACTCGAATCTCTCGGCGTTTCGGATGTGACGAGCCCGATCCTAGGCGAGACCTACGTCGAGCTGAACGAGTGCCAGATGAAGGTCTGGGATGAAGCGAAGCAGGAAGACGTAGTACATGTCGTCGTGACGGCCCAGGGGAACACCATCTTGATGGACAAACCTCTAAGGGACATCCTCGGTATCAACGAATATACGTGGGTTACCTGGGCCTCCGACGTTGAACGCACCGACTTCTGGTCTGACGGCATGGCCGACATCGTTCGCACCCCGAACCAGATTCTGAACGTCTACTTCTCCCAGATGACAGAGAACGGCGTCCTCCGCGGCTACGGCATGAACTTCTACGACGCCACCGCGAAGGAAGGCTGGTCTCCGGTCGGCTACGTCCCTTCGCCGTTCGGCTTCTACCCGCTTCCAGGTAAGCCCGCCGACGTTCTGCAGCACGTTGAGGTGCCGGAGCTCGCCTCGCACATGGAAGAGATGGGCATGATCAAGTCGATGGTTGAATCGGCCACCGCGGCCACCCGCATCGAGAAGGGTGACGCGGAGAACGGCACGAAGACCCTCGGCGAGATCCAGCTCCTCGCGCAGAAAGCCTCCCAGCGCATCAGCGCCATCAACAAGTACCTGAAGCAAAGAGACATCGACCTCGGAAACAAGGTTGCCGCGCTCGTAAACGCGAACCCGGATCTTCTCGAGGACGTAGTTCTCCACAAGAAGTCCCCATCCGGCCGCTTCTTCCCCCGCACCGTCAAGGCTTCCGAACTCACTTCGAAGGCCGGCTACCGCTGTCGCGTGACTCAAAAGGCTCAGAAGGATGCCGACGCCCTCGAATCCATCCAGAAGCTCCAGATCGTCGCCGCGCAGTTCCCGCTGAACGCGCCTCTCCAGAAGGTCAAGAAAGAGAAGATGCTCGATTACCTGAGCGACCTCTCTCCTGAACAGAAGGAAGAGATTATGAACTTCGACGACCAGATGGCCGCGATGGGTATGGGAATGCCGGGAGGTGCACCTGGAGCCCCTGCCATGCCGATGCCTCAACTAACCCGACCTCAACCCGCCAATGTTTAACCTCTCCGAACTACTCGAAAGGTTGGGCATCAAGAGCTTCGATGAGCTGAGCGCGGAAGAGCGGAAGACATATCAGGAGTGGGGCCGCATCCTCTCCTCACCCGAAGTCACCCTCGACGACATCCGCAAGCTTGTCGCCTCCGAAGGCCGGCGGGCTCACGAGGAGATGAAGAAGTTCGACAACTCGGAGAAGCGTCAGACCTTCTACCAAGCCCTCTCGCACTTCAACGACACCCTCACCCTTTTCCTCGATACCCCATCCGCGCAGCGTGACTCGCTCCGCGCCCACCTCAAGCAAACATTCAAGGTCGAAATCTAATCGAACAATCAAATGGACCCAATTTCACAAGCAAGACTCGACACCCTTCGCACCACGGATACCAACACCTGGAGCGAAGACGACGCGGCGTTCGTACGCGCTCGTGCCTCGTATCTCACTTCCGATGAAGTCGTGAAGTTCGCCGAGGTTCTCAAGGTGCCTGCGCCGGTCGAAGATGCGCCAGCCGAACCAGCAGCGAAGAAAGCCAGCAAGTAGACCTTTCAAATCAACCTAGTCGTTAATCGTCCAAACCCCGGAAACGGGACGGACACAACCCCATGAACCCAGAAGTAGATCCAAACCTGCCTACGCAGACGGACGAACAGACGGAGCCTGTAGCTCCGCAGCCGGTCATCGAGCCGACTGTCCCTGAGATCCCACCAACCTTGCCGGTAGTTGAACCGCCGAAAGACGACATCGACTACAAAGCGAAGTTCTCGGCATCCACCACGGAGAATCAGATTCTCGCCGCCCGGCTTGCCGAGCTTGAGAATCCTCGAAAGGAATTGACAAACGAACCAACCGACTCGGATCTCCAGGCAGCATTCCCGGAATGGGAAGTGATGACCGACACCGAGAGGAAGCTAGCTCGCCGGACGTTCGCGACAGAGCGCCTCACCACCTCGCTCCTCACTGAGCGAGAACAGGAGAAGGCAACTCAGCGCTGGAACACCGACCTTGAACTCGCCATCGCATCAAACCCTTCCTTACAAGGCAAGGAGCAGGCATTCAAGGAATTTGCGAAGAAGCCGACGCACAAAGGAGCACCGCTCCCTACGCTCGTCTCAGCTTTCCTCTACGAAGGATCGTCTACCACAACCACTCCGCCAGCACCGAAAGCACCAGGGCTCTTGCCCGGCAACGGTGGCCCTAGAGGACCCGAGAAGACCAAGCTTATGTCTGGCTCAGAGCTCAAAACGCTCCGCGAGACGGACTATAAGAAGTACAAGGAGTACATCGATACTCACGATACTTCCGAGCTAGACGTCTAGAACGCGGTTGGTGCCATCTAAACACCAACAAACATGTCTGCAAGAGGTACAACTGTAGCGGAGGGCTTTTCCGCCAAACTCATAAAGCACGTCTACGAGAACGCGCCGATCGAAGAGATCATCAATCGCGACTACGAAGGCGAGATCAACGCAGTTGGCTCCGTCCTGAACATCCTTTCCCTTAACCGGGTATCGGAGAAAAACTACGACGGGTCCAACTTGACGGCTGACGACCTCACGGAAGTCAACACCGTCTTCCGCATCAACCAGAAGAAATCGTTCTACTGGAAAGAGAAGACCATCGACAACTGGGTTTCCTACATCAAGAACCCGAAGGCGACGATCGTCACTCAGACCGCCAGCGAACGCCGGAAGAACATGATGACCTACATCTTGAGCTTCTGGTCCGACGCCGCCGCGGGTCAGTGGTACGGCACCTCGTACACCACGGGTACTGTCACCGTTGACGTAACCACCGGCGCCGTAACTGGCTCCGGCACCACCTTCACCGCCGCCATGGTTGGCAAGCCTTTCAAGGCCCTCGGCCACTCCGTCTGGTATCGCGTGAAGACCTACTCGTCTGCCACCGCCATCGTGATTGAGAACGACTCCGACGATGAGACCTCCGCCTACACGGGCGGCGCCATCTCCGCTGGAGCAACCTACGAGATCCAGGCAAACACCGTGAAGACCATCGACAACGGCGGTTCAAACCCGACGTTCTTGACTATGGTTCTCGCGTTGAAGCAGATGCTCGACGAAGCTGAAGTACCGGAGGAAGATCGCTTCCTTCCGCTTCCTGCCGCTGCCTTCACCACCCTCGCCAAAGACACGGGCATCAAGCTCGCCGTCGAACCTGCCTACCAAGCGCTGGTTGTTAAGGGTTACATGGGCACCTTGGAAGGCTTCAAGCTCATCAAGACTCAGCGTGTGGCCGGTGACAACACCAACGGCTATCACATCATGGCGGCTCAAAAGAGCTTCTTGACCTTCGCGGACAAGGCTCTTCAGGTCGGCATGGAAGAGGACCTAATCGGCAACTTCGGTTGCGCGTACAAAGATCTCTTTGTCTACGACGGTAAGGTCGCTGATGAGCGCCGCAAGTTCGCCGCCCACGCGTACGTCAAGTTCGCTTAAGCCGCCTCTCGCGTGCTCTCTCTGCCCTTCGGGGCGGGGAAGAGCACACGAAAGGTCGTATCACTCACCCAACTTTATCCATATGTCCCGAACTAGATCCATCAAGTTCCCGAACAGCCTCGCCGAGTTCGAAGCTATCTTCGACAAGCTTCAGCGTCCATTAACCTCCCAGGTTTTGAACTCCGCTGGCCTCACCATCGGATCTTCGAGCAAACCGAAGCTAAAGATTGCGAACACGACCTACGCTCTAATCGAAGGAGTCCTTGCTTCTAAGACCACCGCGGAGATAGTCATCGCCGGAACCGTCGCCGCCGACCTCTTCAACGTATACGTCCTCTCGATGAACGCCGCCGGCACTGTCACTGCTCAGATGGGAACTGCCGGAGCAACCCTCGCTGGCGTGGTCTTCCCGACGATCGCTGACGGCTACGCCATGATCGGCTTCGCCATCGTGAACCCGACAGGCACCGGAGACTTCGTTGGCGGCACGACCGATCTCGACGACGCTACTGTCGTCCCGAACGCCGTCTACATCAACACTCCGTTCCCGATCCTCCCGGGACTCCAAACCCTCTAACCCCATGCCTGAGATCCAAACCATAGGTGACCAGGAGATGACGATGAGAGCTGTGATCATTCGCGCTGATGGAACGCGGGAGAACCTTGGAACCATCGTCGGAGGCAACGTCTTTCAAAAGGTCGGAAGCTTTCTAAGAATCAAACTCGCAAACCTCAAGCATGGCTACCGTTCTAACTAACACGGGCAAAGCCCAGATGATCGCCGCTTCTAACACCCTTCTCGCCACGCCTTACGTTGGCTGGGGAACTGGAGCTGGAACCGCTGCCGCGACCGACACCACCCTCTTCACCGAGGTATCTGCCGAACGGGCCGCATCTACTCAGTCCATCGTCACGACAACCGTCGCTAACGACACGCTTCGAAACATCTGCACCTTGACCTCTGTGTCCGGTGCGACGATCACGAACGGCGGACTGTTCTCCGCTTCGTCTTCCGGCAACCTCTGGGTGAAGGGCGACTTCACCGGAGTCGTTCTCGCCGCGGGAGACAAGATCCAGTTCACGATCGACATCAAGCAGACCTAGTTGTCCTCTCCCTCTCTTCCTCCCTCCGAGGAACAGGGATGAGCGGATTACCGCTCTCCCCACATGGCGAAACACTTCGACATCGACACAGCAGGAACCCTTGAAACGGGCCTTGTTGCTGGCTGGAACTTCGAAGGCAACTCGAATGACGAGGTCGGATCGCGCAACGGCTCAGACACCTCGATTACGTACTCCTCCGGCAACGGAAAGATACTTCAGGGTGCCGGGTTCGGCGGTTCGTCACGTATCGACTTCAGCTCCATCACCTGGGGCTCGGCCGGTTCAATCTCGTTCTTCTTCAACACCTCTTCGCTGTCCAACACACAGATCATGGACGGCGACAGCGCGAACGCTGGCCCGAACGTCCAGATTTTCAATTCGAAGCTCTACTTCGGAACGAACGACGCGAACTTCTGTAACGACGCCGCGAACCTCAGCACGGGCGTTTCGTATCACGTAATAATCACCTGGGACGGAATCGCTCTAAAGCTCTACAAGAACCTCGTCAACGTCGCGACCGGTGGAACGTCTGTTCCGTCCACATCCGGGCTGAAGATCGGTCAGGATCACGGGAACGCCAATGGCGCTTCGATGTCATTCGACCTCTGCTACTACTGGAGCAAGGTGCTGTCGTCGCAAGAGAGGACGGATCTTAATAACGGCGGAGCCGGCAACGCGTACCGGGATCAAGTCACCACCTACACGCAGTCCATCCCGGCCACTGCGACCGCATCCGTCCTTCTTTCGAAGGTGATGACGGCCGTTCGATCCCTCACGCAGACTGCTACTTCAGTTCTAAGCCTCACGAAAGCCCGTATCACCCTAGCCACTCTTTCCGTGACTACCACAGCCGTCCTTGCCCTCTCGAAGGTTAGGACCGTCGTCAACTCCTTCGCGATCACGGCTACCGCAGTTCTCTCCCTAACGAGATCCCAGATCACCGTCAAAGCTCTTTCCCTGACCGCGACCGTTGTTCCTACACTCACTAAGGCTGCTATTCATCTCGTCTCTCTCGCGGTCGGAGGCACGGTCTCGCTCTCTGATGGCCCGCTGAGTCCAGCCACGACCTCCGATGACGCCACCGTTGGTACGGTCGCTTGGACTAATCCTAACAACGCTCAGACCGACAACGGTTCGTACGCCACCGCTGTATTGGCCTCCGTCGCCGGAGTTAGTAATGAAAGCTCGCACTACCTGAAGGCTACCAACTTCGGTTTCGCGATCCCGACATCCGCCACGATCACCGGCGTCGTCGTCGAAGAGAAGGTTGTGGCGACGAACACCTCCATCCGCAACGCGAATACCAAGCTTGTGAAGGGCGGCGCGTTCGTGGGGACTGCGAAGACGACATCGACCGTCTGGTCGATCGCCGAAGCGTACATATCCTTCGGCGGCTCCTCCGATCTTTGGGGCACGACCTGGACTCCCGCTGAAGTGAATAGCTCTGGATTCGGAGTCGGCGTATCGGCGTGGAACGCGAACTCGCTTACTTCCTCTCATACGGCCTCGTTGAATCACATCCGGATCACCGTCCATTACACGACCGTCAATGGCGTGGCGTCGGTGACCCTCTCGAAGCAGCTCGTGAAGGTGGTGCCGCTTTCCCTCGTTGCTACCGCAGTCGTCGCCCTTTCGAAAGTGATGACCGCCGTCCGTAGCCTCGCCCCTACGGTCGCGGCCTCCATCATCCTCGCTCGGACGGTGATGTTCACACTCAGGATCACCGCCCTGAGTGTCTTGGGCTTCGTAAGGACGATGTTTCAAACCTTCGGAGTCACTGCGACAGCCGTCATCCCTGCGTTCGTACGCACGATGCTGTTGACTCTCTCCGTTACCACCTCCGCTGTGGCGTCGTTGGTTAAAGGGCTAGTGTCGGTCAGAGACCTCGCCGTAACTGCTACCGCTTCAATCTCCCTTTCGAAGATCAGCACCTTTCTCATAACCCTGTCGGTAACTTCGCTCGCGGTTCTTGATCTCGCGAAGGGCTTTCTTTACACAAAGACTCTCGCGGTGACAGCAACAGCTATTACCGACCTCTCGCGTGTCGCTACGCACGTCAGGAGCCTTACCGTAACCGCCCTCGGCCGGGTGCGAGTTCTCCTCGACGGCCTTCAATCGTTCTTCTCGCGCAAGTACCCCTCGAATCCAGGCTCCTACTCGGACAAATACCCGTCCAAACCCGGCAGCTACACCGAGAAGTACCCGTCGAATCCGGGCAACTACGAACAGAAGTACCCATCATGATGGAACCGAACGAACAACTTCTGGTCCGTCTCTCCACTCAGGTTGAACGCCTGATCGTGGACGTAGCCGAAGCCCGCAAGGACATCAAGGATGTGAAGGACGACATCGCCCGGCGCGTCAAAAATCTAGAAGATGAGAAGGTCTCCACCGCTACGTTCGCCGAGGCGAAGGACGAAGCTGAAGGCCATCACAAGCGCATTCACGAACGCATTGACGACAACCGCCGGATCATCGACTTCCTCGTCGCGAAGTATTGGTGGGCGGTCGGCATCGGCTCCTGCGTAATTTTCATATTCGGCCTAGTCGGGTCGTACCTTATCAAACACCTTCCATGATCAGAGAAGCGCCTTTCGGTTTTCCTCGAGTAGCAGGGTTCGGCGATGGTCGCCGCGCTTCTGAGTACTACTACTCGCAGGGTATGCAGCAGTCCCACTTCGGCATCTCGACCGGCTACAACATCTCTAAGCTTGTAGATACCGGCGACATCGCCACCCTGGGGAACGTGAAGTGGTTCGGCGATGCGAGCGGAAGAACCTACGCCTACGACTCGGCGGGGAACATTCTCAAAGAAGCGAACACGGGCTTCGGTGACTTCGCCATCTCCCGCGCCGTTGGAGCTGGCTACGCGGGTCAGGGACTCATCGGCGACTCCCAGGGCCGGTTGCTTTACTTCGGGGCCACGGTGGTCGGAAGGCTCGCGACAGACGGCACCACCTATACCGACGCCTGGAAGACCGGCCTCACTTCCTACGCCCATCCCGCCGACACCTACGAAGGCATGACCATCTTCGGCAACAGGGATTCCGTGGGCTTGATCGACTCGGCCGACAACATGAACCTCACCGCCTTCACGCTTCCCTCCGCGATGACCGTAGATGCCTTGAAGGCCGGAAAGAACGGCATCCTCATTGGCGCGAACCTCGGCTATCGCGGGGTGCTCATGCTCTGGAATACCCAGACCGACCGGAGCATCAACGACTGGATCTGGACGAACGGCAACATCCAGGCGATCACGCCGACCGACGAGGGCTGGATCGTCGTCACCACGAAGGAGATCCTCGCAACGAATGGCTACTCCACCCGGAAGCTGTTCTCAATCCTCGACGACCCGCTGGGCTTTACCAACTACTCGGTCGCACCGCAAGGTCTCGTCGTAGTGAACAACAAGCTCTTTCTCCTCAACCAGTCCTCCACCACCAACAGCTTCTCCAGGGTGAAGGCGGGACTCTACATCTTCGACCTTACGTCCGAACTATTCGAGTTCGTGCCGATGTCTACGATGAACGTCCGCTCCGTCGTGCCGCTCGCGATCTACACCCCCAAGGCCACAACGCAACTAATTCTCGTCGGCTACAGCGATACCTTCCTTTCGAAGAACTACATCGGCCGACTTCGCACCTCCGGCGGGAGCTCGGGCACCTTCATCCCGCAGCTCCTCGCTTCCTCCGTCACGACTAAGCAGTCGGAGGCGGTTATCTTAAGCATGGGCGTCACCACCGTTCAGACCTTCCCCCAGGTGCTCACCTTCAACATCGCCGTGAAGGTCTACGACTACGACCGACAGCTCTGGGGCTTGAACCTGACGAATGACGTCTCTGCGGCCGGCGACCAGCTCCGCATCGACGGTCGCGGCAACAACTCGACCCACGCCCAGCTCGGGGACGAGATCACCATCCTTGAAGGCTTGAACGCCGGGTTGGTTGCTCACGTCACCGCGATCGCGAACCAAGGTCTGATCAACGAGACCTGGACGCTCGACACCACGTTCCCGAACAACACCGAGACCGGTGTCTACCTGAACGTCCAGCCTTTCAAGCTGGTGGGGAAAAAGGCTATCTCCGCTGCGACGAGCATCCCCGAGCTTTACTTCAACGTGAAGAACAAGTACCGAGGAAAGAAGTTCCTCGTAAAGGTCGTGATCGACTCTGCCAATGCCCAGCTCGAACTCCATGAAGGTTTGTTCGTGTACAACGACATTGGCATAACCTCATGACCCAGGACGAATACAACCAAGCGAAAACGAACGGGGAGATAAAGCAAGATCCGGCCTCACGACCCGACGCTCTCAAAGCCGTAACCCAAGACCGGAGCTTTACCCTCGAAGACTTCATCCCGGCCATCTTCCCGCTCCTAAGCCCGGCGCGTATCACCGCTACTGTCCCGACATTTACTCCGAAGAGCTACCTCGATTGCATCCAGCTCTACGATGACGGCAGCTCCCGCGCCTTGTATCTGTTCGTAGGCGACGCGTGGCGAGCGGTCTCGTTGGGCGGCGCTTCCGGTGCTGTTGGCCGCTCCTACCTCACCACGAACCAAGCCTTCAACACTGGCGTCATTACTAAGGTTGCGTTTGACGCCAACGACTACGCGGACGGCCTGACCTGGGAAGGCGGGAGCAACCGCTTCGTTTGCGTAACCGCTGGTAAGTACCTCGTTACATCCACGCTGCAATGGTCTAGCCCCACGGCTAACTTCTCGTACATCGCCCGCCTCTACAAGAACGGTTCGCGGTTCTCGGAGAGCGCCTTCGTCCCTGGCACCACAGCCGCCTCCGCGTCGAACACTCACTCTGACATCGTCGCGCTCACCACTGACGATTACGTTGAAATGTATGCCGTCCAGAGCAGCGGCGGAACCAACAACCTCGTCGCTGGCACCGAAGCCAGCTACATCACCTTGACCCGGTTATCCTGATTGACACTCACTATCGTCGTTCTACACTTAAACCAACACCCCTAACGTGACCCTCCTAGAAGCAAAAACAATCCTCTGCAGTAAGCTGAACATCGACCTCTCCACGATTTCTTCGAACGACCTCTATTCCGACTCTGAACTCACCACCGCGATCAACCTCGGCCAGAAGCGCGCCTGGGACTTCAAGCGCTGGCCCTTCTCGGTTGACGCCGTGAAGCTCGCCTACACCGCTCCCGAGTCCGGTGAGTACTACGTTGACTATCCGTACAACTTCGCAGACGAAAGCATCTATCTGCTTCTTGTGAATGACGCCGAATGGAGTAAGCGAAACTACGCCGACTACAAGAAGTGGTTCTCTGACAATCCGACTGCCACGGACGAGTTCTGGGCGAACCTGAAGCGCCAGTGGTTCGCGAACAAGAACAGCCTCACCGATGGAGACGAGATCGCCCTTTTCGGCAAACTGAAGGCCCCTACGCTTTCCCTCTCTACCGACCTTCTCGCGTTCTCTCCGAACGAGGACGACAGCGAAGACAGCGGCAACGAAGCAATCGTCAAACTCGCCTTCGCTTCGTTCCTCGGTTCCGAGAAGAAGAAGCAGTACGCCCAAGCTCTCCAGGAGCAGAAGGAAGCGCTTTCGATTCTCGAACTGCTCTGGGCTCCGATGAAGGAACGCGAGAGCCGCGAGCAAAGCATCAATCGTCCCTTCTTCGAAGTTCCTGACTTCTTCAGCGGTCGAGCTAGGAGGGACAACAATATCGGCAACTTCTCTTAAACCATGGCCACATACCAATACATAACTAAACAAGGACAAGTAGCGACCTTCGATGCGCCCGACCAGACCTCAGCGATGCGCGCGCTGAGTACCAAAGCAGACCGGGACCCCTCCTCTGGCATCCAGCTCACCGCCCAAACTCCCCGACCCGCCACGCTTCCGCAGCCGGGTGCCACCCCAACGTCAGTAGCGCCCGCCCCTGTGAATTACGGCGAAGCTGCCAAGAACGCTGGAGCCGCGGGCCTGAGCTTCAACGACACCGCCGCACTCTTCGGTGCGACCCCGGAGGAACAGAAAGCGCAGAAAGACCAACTCGCAAAGCAATTCGGATACGCCGACTCAGACGCCTTCTACGCCGACGTGTTCCAGAAGCCGTCGAAGACAACCGAGCAGTTCTACCGCGAGGCCTATCAGGCCGCAGGACTCGACGGCATCCTCTCTTCTGTCGAATCCAAGAGATCCGCTCTGAACAAGGCGATGGGTGTCGTGAACGACAACCCTTGGTACGACGAGGCCCATCGCCGCGGTGAGGCAAAGCGTCTGACCGAACTTGCGAACGCCGACATCGAGAATGAATTGGCGCGCTATGACCTCAGCCACGACCAGGTGAAGGAGCTCGTGGCACGTCACGCCGAAGACATCGGTTACGACGAGAAGACGAAGACTGCGCGGTTCAACTACCTCGAAAGCGCCGCGAAGGAAGCCGCGCTCAACCTGTCCACCTCCCGCGCCCGCGAGAACCTCACTTCCTATTCACAGGGTAAGCAGTCAGTTCAGAAGCCTGACACGATCACCGTAGGCGAGGGCAGCTCCGTTTACACCTGGAATCCGAACACGAATGCCTTCGAGCTTACCGTGTCCAAACCCAAGACCTACGCGCCGACGAAAGCAAAGACGAGCACCGCTGCCTCCTCCAGCTCCAGCACTGACAAGACCGTAGCCGCGTTCCGCGCCGCGCTCGCGAGCCGCACGAATCTCAACCGCGCCGGCACCCGTGAGCAGTTCATTCGAGAACTCCAGGCAAAGTACCCAAACATCGAACCTTCGGACGTTGCCCGCGCCGTGTATGAGACCTACCCAGATGGCTACAACTCCAAGTGATCAAGCTTTACCCCGAACAACCTAGCGCGCCAGCTTCGAAGAAGATCCGCCTCTTTAACGACACCCCGCCCGCGCCTCCAGCCAGCACCACCGTTCCTAAAGCGAATCTCGCAACGAAGGTATCGACGCCGATCCCTGCCGGTGCACCGACTTCCACCGACCCGTACTTCCGTGGTAAGGGCTATGGCGCTTCGAACATCACCGACACGAGCGGCAAGCCTCTCCTCACCTTCAAGAACGAGACAGCCAAACAATCACAGCTCCTCTTGAACCGCGTAGCCACGACCTGGGACCCGACCGTTCCTCAGAAGATCGACCGGAAGATGCTCGTGAACGGCCGTGTACCTCAAGAGGTAACGGACGCTATCCGAAAGGAACTCGGAGCCGGGTACGACGACGAGCTAGATCATCGCATCGCGCTTTCTCTCTCAGGCTCGAACCAGAAGACGAACCTCGGCCTCGAACCAGGACGAACCACGAAGGGCCGCGCGATCCAGTTGAACACGCTGGTTAACAGGATCTCGAAGCAGGTATCCACCGGTCAGATCAGCCTCCTAGAAGGTCAGCGTCGCATCGCTGAAGCGAAGGGCGTTGAGTTGCCGGACGTCGGCGCGAAGGGCTATGAAGCCGTTCCCGTCCGCACCACCGCGCCGGCCGGAGTACCTGAGACCTCTCCTTTCAAGGTCAATTCGAGCTTCAGATCGAACGAGGCTTTTCGAACGCCGCTTCCTGTTGAGCGTGATCCGAGCACGATTCCAGCTCCTGTTCGCAAGGCTGGGGGCGTGGCCCGCGATGTAGCCGCCGGAGTCTTCGCCGATCCCGCCGACGCGAAGAACGACCCTCGCATCAGCAACAACAAGAAGATGACGCCCTTCGCCCTCGGCGTTGGTCTCGGCATGATCGGTCCACTCGACGACATCGCCAAGGGACCAAAGGCGGTCAAGAACCTCGTAACGAAAGCAGACGATGCGTTTGACGCGGCAAAGTACGTCGCGAAAAACGTTGCTGAACGCGAAGCCGCCAGAGGACCCGGACCAAAGGTGTTTGAAGGTGTTGGTTCGTTCCTTAGCCTGGCGAAACGCAAACTCGTCGACTTTGCCGCACCGATTGAAGACGTTCTCGCCGACACTCTGAAGAAGACTAAGACCACTCTCCGGCCGTCGGAACACATCACGAACCAGATCGACCGCGTACTCCGCGCGCCGGCCATCGCTGGTCAGTTCGTGCGAGACGGCGGCCTCGAAGCTGTCATCAAAGAAGCTCCCGACCTCGATGCTCTCGACCAGTACCTGATCGCGAAGCACACGCGCACGGTCGCCGCAAACGGACTAAAAACCGGTAGAGACCTTGCGAGCGACACGAGGCTGATCGAGACCCTCGGCCCGGAGTATGAAGGCCTAGCGAAGACCGTCACCGCTTACTCGCAGAAGCTCCTCGACTACTCCGTTGACTCCGGCCTCATCTCGAAGGAGCTCGCGACGAAGCTGAAGGAGATCTACCCGGACTACGTCCCGCTCCAGCGCATCTTCGCTGATGACGAAGTAGCCGACCTTGGCTTTGGCGGAGGCAAGGCCATCGCCTCTCTCTCAAAGCAGACGATTGTTCAGAAACTCACCGGCTCTACTCGTGAGATCGCCAGCCCGATTGAATCACTCATGGCGAAGACGAGCGATGCTTTTAGGCAGGGGGAGAAGAACAAGGCCGCCCGTATTCTTGCCAGCTATAAAGACCTTCCGGGCAACCCGTTCAGTCTACGCGAACTACCGAAAGGAGAGAGCGCCCCGCACACCATTTCGTACCTTGATGACGGCGTGAAGCGCACCTTCGAGACTTCGAAGGAGATTGCGGAAGCCGCGAAAGCCCTGAACGTCCAGCAGATGAACATCCTCGGGAAGATTCTCGCGCTCCCGGTGCGTGTCGCGAAGCTCGGCATTACCGGCATCAACGTGCCGTTCGTCGCCTCGAACATCATCAAAGATCAGGTAGGCGGCTTCATCAACTCGAACCGCGCGCTAGCCACCTCCGTTGCCAACCCTGCGAACTTCATCAAAGCCCTCTTCTCCGCTGTGAAGCACGACGAGCTGTACGAAGAGCTGGTGAGAGAAGGTGCCGGTGGCACTTCGTTCGACATCGCGCGCGACCAAGTACCTGCGACCATCGGGAAGATCCGCGCCTCCCGCTCCGCGGCCGGGCGCGTCCTCTACACCGTGAAGCACCCTTCTGAGCTACTCCGAACCGCGGAGGACATCATCGGCCGCTCCGAAGAACTTACCCGCCTCCAGCAGTACCGCGGTTCCAGGGAAGCCTTCATCAAGGAAGGCATGTCGAAAGATGAGGCGAAGATTGCTGCCGCGAAAGCCGCCCGCGAGAACACCGTCAACTTCGCCCGCCGCGGGGAGTGGGGAACCGTCCTCAATTCGGCCTTCCTCTATCTCAACGCCGGCATCCAGGGCACCAGGACGCTCGTAAGGAGCGCCAGCACCCGCCCCGTCCAGACCGCAGCGAAGATCGCCACCGCCGTGTTCATGCCGGTCTCGATCGTCACCGCATGGAACATGCGCGACCCTGAACGTAGAGAAGCCTACGAGGACATCGCGCCATTCGAACGTGAGAACAACATCGTCATCGTGCCGCCAAACCCCACGAAGGACGAGCAAGGCCGTTGGAACGTCATCAAGATCCCGCTCGCCCAAGGGGTGAACAATCTCTCGTCCATCCCCCGCCGGGCGATTGAACAGGCGTTCGGCCATGACGACGTGAGAGCCTCCGAACTAGCCGACCTTCTCATTGGTTCAGTCTCTCCAGTCTCGCCGGACAAGGGTTCCGTCCTTTCAGCCATCACTCCGCAGGCGATCAAGCCATCTCTCGAAGTGGGAGTAAACAAGAACTTCTTCACCGGACGGGACATCGTCTCTCCATACATGAAGAACAAGCCAGCCGAGGAACAGGTCTACGACTACACATCCGGCTCCGCTCGGCGCATCGCGAAGGCTTTCAAGGTCTCGCCTATCAAAGTCGAAACATTCATCAAAGAGACGTTCGGTGGTGTCGGCGCCCAGGCTCTAAATGCCCTGGACCAAGCTCTCGCTACGGGAGGACTAATTCCGCGGGATCAAATCGGCGGAGAGAGTGTCTTCGAAGCCACTGTCCGTCGTTTCAAGAAAGCGACTGGAGGAGAAGCCGAACGTCGCAACCAAAAGAAATGAACCGAGCCATTACCCTCTTCGTTCTAGCAATAGTCTTCACGTGGATAGCACTAGTCGCCACGTCCGAGTATCCGAAGATCGAGCATGCTGACTGTCCGAGCTACCGCTGTTAATCCCCAGCCTTCACCTTGCGCGTTCCTGTCGGCGCGCTAGTATCAAATCAACCTTAAGATTCAATGAACGAAGTATTACCCCTCATCCTGGGAGCAGTCGAACGAACTGAAGACAAACGCGACATTAACCTCGGTGCGGTTCAGGCACCGGTCACCCGCCCAGAAACGCACTTCTCAGACGTATCGAACCTTCCTACCTATTACCAGAGTCACCAACCGGCCTGTGGAGCCCACGCCGGCACCTGGTTCAAGGTCAGAAAGGACTCCCGCGACACCGCTGCTCCCGCCAACTACACGCCGAAGTTCACCTGGAACGACATCAAGACCTTCGACGGCTATGCCCTCGAAGTCGGCACTGACATGCGCTCTATCTTCAAGTCTCTGAAGAACACCGGGGCCTGCGACTACCCCCTGCTCCCGAATACGGTAGAGCAGTCCGTCGAAGCCTACGGCAGAACACCGCTCACCGCAGAGATGCGGCAGAACGCCTCCACCAAGAAGATCGCATCCTACGCGTTTCTCACGGACCTATCGTTTGATGCCGTGTGTGATGCCGTCTACCAGAACAAGGAAGTCATCCTGCTAATTAAGTGCGACTCTGGATTCTTCAGGAACACCACGCCTACTTTCAGCCAGCCGCTTTCTGGTCACTTCGTAGTTGCGTATGACCGCTACGACAAGGACTACATCTGGGTCAAGGACAGCACCGAAAGCGACCCTCAGTTCTCCGTGAAGAAGATTCATCGTCGCTACTTCCAGCCGCAGTTTATCCGTGAGGGTGGCACTGCCATAAACCTCCCGCCGCTCGTTGTGAACATCGCTACGAATCGGAACGCCCTGATTCGTGAGCTGATCCGCCTCTACACTCTTCTTTTGCCCTTCGCACCAAAGAAGTAAAGGTCGCATGACCCATTACGAATTGAATTACATGAACACTAAACCTTGGTATCTCTCAAAGACGATCTGGTTCAACGTCCTCACCATCATCACGGCGATCGCCGCTTACTTCGGATGGAACCCTGACCAGCAGCTCACGATGAACGTCGCCGGCTTCCTTGTCGCCGCGAGCCCGATCATCAACGTCGCCCTTCGCCTTCTCACGTCGAAGCCTATCGCTCCTTCGTCGAACAACGCCGACTAGCTCCCTCACTTCAGCCTCGGTTCCTTTTACCCAATTTGCCCCGAGGCTTGAGCCAGCGAACTACACAGGGTACGGGCTTGACCTTTTCCGTGTAGATGGGACTGTTAACACAGACCCCATTAACAATCTATGAAAGGAGAAGGTATGCCTCACCGCATCGTGATCGCGTGTCCGAACTGCAAGAACCGCAAAGGCGACCCAATCGAGATTACCGAAGTCACCATCTGGATCGACGAGGACAAGAAGCTCTACTTCATCGCGAACTGCGATGCCTGTGAGCAGACCCAAACCGTCCAGACCTCGACGGAGGAGCTCGCGTTGAAGCACTTCCACCGCAACGAAGCTCCCGCCTCCGCCCCTCTTTACGTCATTTAACCCGCAGCTAAGGAGCGCACATGCGACCGGACGAACTCCGGTCGGCGCTAGCTGCGTTTACCGGAACCGCTGACTATCACCACCACGAGACGGCCAGTTTCTCCTACAGCGACGGCGTCAAGTTCCTCGCTGACGAAGCCGGAGCTTACTGGCTCATCGAACTGATCGCGTCCTGGCAGAAGCGATGCCGCAAAGACCGTCCGCTCCGCACATCGCAAGTATGGGAGCTACGCGTTGACCTCGAAACGAAGAGTGGCGTCCTTGTTTGCCTCAGAGCTTTAGAAGACGAAGTGTTCCGCATCTCTCTGCCTTTTACCGACTTCCCTCTCGCATTCATGCGGCTCTACCTCGAGAACGAGGTTCTGATGCTGCCCGGAGAACGTTGATGATCACCTACCGCCGTTACAAGAAGACCCGGTTCTGGTCCGTTTGGGACCAAGAAACTCTCGTCGCCGTCGTCACCTACAAGAAAGGCGCGGCCGAAGTGGCCCGCCGCCTAAACCAGCAAAGGAGAAACAGTGACAGCTCTCATCCCTGAAGTAGTGCAACCAGCACCGATGAACGGCCTTCTCGCCCACTGCGGCGCGGAGCTGATGACCCGGCAGAATCTTCTCGAAATCCAGACTCCGCCCGGCACAGACACTCACAAGCCGATTCCGCACGCTCATCTCGTCGAGACGGTGATTCAGACCCTCGGCTTCAGAAACATCGAAGTCACCCGCGACCAGTACGCCCTCACTGCGGACGGTATGCGGATGTTCGGCATCATCGAAGTGAACCTCACGCGAGACGGAGTCAACTTCACGATCGGCCTCAGGAACTCGCACGACAAGAGCTTCTCGCTCGGCATGTGCGCCGGATGGAGGACTCTCGTCTGCGACAACCTCGCTTTCCATTCCGACTTCGAGGCGCTCGCACGAAAGCACACCAAGAACCTCGTCCTCGATGAAGTGCTCGGCGTAGCGATCGATCGCGTTCAGCGTGCCTTCGGCATGCTCGGCCAGAAGCTCGATGCCTGGGCGGGATTCTCCCTCTCGGACAAAGATGCGAAGGTTCTCATCTACGACGCCTTCGTCGGTGAGCGGCTCGAAGCCCCGAAGCACCTGATGCGCTCCGTGAACGACTTCTACTTCGAGCCGAAGTTCGAAGAGTTCAAGCCGCGGACGATGCTCTCGCTGAACAATGCCTTCACCTCGGCCTTCGGTCTTCTCGACCCGGTGCCGATGGTTCGCGCGACCGCAAGCCTCGCCGGGTACCTCGAAACGGTGAACTGATGTTCCCGCTCCGGCGGCTCATCACCATCTGTACCTGCCGACACAAGAAGAGCGAGCACTGGTGCACGAAGCAGAATCCCACCGGCCCCTGCACCTCATGTAGTTGTCCCACCTTCACTCCCGAACGCATCTGTAAATGCGGCCACGGTGAGAAAGCCCACGCCAAAGGCTCCTGCCATGAAGGAGACGGCTGCAAAGTGTTCCGCCCCGTTGGAACTACTACCACGATCCGCTCAGGCGGCGTGAGTTGAAGAAAAGGAGGAATCGACCTAGCGCGAAGTCCCCTCGGGTTCGACAAGAACCGACATGCTCATTAACCCCTCGCTTACGCGGGGGGCTTTCATTTGTTCCATCCACAGCCCACCCACCCGCTGAGCCTTCTAACACGCCTTGTGGATATTGCCGACTATCTGCCCCGTTGCCGCGTCGTAGAACTTGAACAGCCAGGAGCAGTCCTCACCGGACGTGACCATCGTCGCACTCGCGAAGTCGAAGGGTTGCTTCTTCTTCTGATCCTCGACCGCGTTCACGAACTTCGTCCCCATGTGGTAGACGATGGTTTCGCTCCTGGCGTCGAGCTTGCGGGGAAACCTCATCGCCGGGATCGTGTCCACCCGTGCGATTGCGTTCGCGCCGACGATGACGACGTAGTACGGATACTCCCACCCCTTCCGGTCTCCCTCGGTGACCGCCTGGGGGGTGTCCTTGTACATCTCAAACACCCACTGCCCGGCCTCGCCGTTCTCCAGCATCAGGCGATCACTAGGAGTGTCCACCTGTGCTTCGTAGTCTCCCGTCACTCCGGTGTTCGAGGCGAAGGCCAGCTTCAGGGAGTCGTCCTTCGTATACTCCCGCATCTTCTTCCAGGCGTCCGTGATGGAGATCCGCGGCATGACTCCCGGAGGCGCTGCCGGAGCTGCCGGAGCTGGAGCCTCCGTCTTCGAACAGCCGGCCAGGACGAGCAGCACCACCGCGATCGCCTTCTTCATCCGCCGATTCTATCCCCAGCCCGGCTCTTCCATTCTCCTACCTGCTTGGTAGGGTTAATTAATGCCCGGCTAGCCTTCCCCGCGAGCGAAGGCCTGGATGAGTATCTTTCTCTCAACGGTGCTCGTGCTCACGCTTTTAACCGGGAGTCCGGCGAACGCGACAAACACGACACCTGAAGTCCCACATGAAGCAAACCTCACCGTCACGCCGACAGACCCGCTCGACATCTACATCGAGTTCCTTGCGTTCCAAGAAAGTTCCGGCCGGGAAGACGTCCAGATCATCGACACGAACGGCGAGTGGTCACGCGGCTGCCTCCAGTTCCAAGACGCCACCATCCAGAGCTACGCTCGGAAATTCAACCTACCTGGGGAACCGCTCGACTGCCGATACCAAAAGGCCCTCGCCCGCCAGATCCTACTTCGTGAACCCCGAGGGTGGGCTAACTGGTTCAACTCCGTTAAAAGTCTCGCTAAACGAGGGCTTGAACTACCGCTGCTCGACATGCAAACAGCGGGTGGCAACCCTGTATTGGGACAAGGCCACTGAGTCCTGGGTTGGCTTCTGCCACTACAAGGCCCGCTAACCCCTCTATTTGCCCCTCAGAGGCGAGAGAGCGCGCGGAACGACCGCAACTACCCCGCGCCGCTTATAACGCGTTTAAACGAAGAATCCGTGAAGACGCTATACTGCTCCCGCGGGCAGGGGCGGTGAACCCGCCAAGACACTCTTAGCCGCCCCGACTTTTTAGAGGAGCGGCCGATGAAGAAGGACAGACAGGCGTTTGAACGTGAGATCACTCATCTTGGCGACCATACCGGCTCACAGCATACAGGGCCCCGCGCTACGTTCATCGTGGCCGAGATCCTCCTCGACATCCGCGATCAAAACGAACGTATCATCGAGCTTCTCAAGGCAATCGAGAAGCGAACCTAACCCGTTCTGACTTATCAACACCCCCACCTACTTGCACTCCTCCGCAGAAGGTCTACGATGAAGGAGTTCCTTCGACAACTGACGCGAAAGTAGTTTCATCTGATTACGCGGATGGAACGATCAGATCAGCTCGTGCGTAATCACGGGCTGTTTTGTTTCTTGAGAGGGGGATGGCGAGTCGTAGAGCCACTGTACAGCTCTCGGCGCTAGCCAGAAGGGGATGCAGTAAACCCTTCTCCCTCCCAGGACGCAAGAAGATGCGCGAATTAAAGAACCGCGCCGCCCTACCTTCCTGAAGTCCACCTTGCGAAAGAACAGACCTACTTACACGTGGCATGGCGGTGAGACCGCCTAAAGAGTTCCTTGAAGGTTGTGTGTTGACAGGGTGAGGGGTCGTTGACGAACGATGGCCAGTACGGACGGCTATAGCGGTCAAGAAGCAGTTCTTCCTCCCTCCCCACCAGCACGTGACCGAGTTCTCTCTTTGACACCGGGGTAGGCCCGGAGGACTTCCAAACGTTCTGGAGGGAGTAATCCCTCCCCGCTGTCAGAGCGAGAACATTTCCTTCTTTGAGAAGGCTGCAGACGAAGGTTCCGCCGGGTAACCCTGCTTGACTCCCCAATCTTCTGCGGCGTTCTCAGCGAATGAATCGCTGGTTCCTTGAGAGGGATGGATGCGAGGCCGGACGCCTACTGATCTTTATTGATCTGTTAGGCCATGGCTTCCCGTCCATCCCTTTCAGGGCGCAAGCTCTGACCTGTTTTACAAACTTACTGGCGGAATGGGTAGGCGAACCTAACAGCCCCCGCCGGATGCCTTTGAATGTTAGGACTTGGTACCCCTGGCTCGTATATCCGAAGGCTCAGGAATCAAGATCGCGCTTCTCGTCCCTTCCGGCGAGAACGGATTACCCAATCGGCAAACTGACCGAGCGGAGAGCGGAAGGTGATCGGCGCCGAGAAACAACGGAACGAACGCCGAAATAAAACAAGACCTACACAGTAGGCTTTTACCCCTTCTCATGCTCCGAATCTCAGGAGGTAGGCGGCTTCACTCTCTCCTTCTTAACGGCGGCGCTATCGCTATTGATGTCAGGCGCCATTTCGATTGTGTGAGCTTGCCCTAGCGCGTTATTTAACTCTATCGCGACCCAGCTTGTGGCGAACAGGAAGTTGAGTCGAGCGTTCTCTCCCATCTTCATCTTGGCTGCGCGCAAACCATTACACCAGCTCTTAATCTGCTCGTCGTCGAACGATGTGACACTCGGGTGGTGCGCGAAGTGATTCCGCACGCTAACAATTAGTGACACGTCGGCCAGTGCGTCTTTGCTCATTAAGCCGAGCGAGAATAGCGCCCGCGCACGAACTTTGAACGGGCTGAGCGGTCGGTCCGTTTGCTTATCGCCGCCGACGAGCTTCACTGTCTCAGCGTCTTGGACCAGGAAGTATCGAAGGCACTGCCCGAGATAGTTGTCCAGCCATGCGGCGCTCAGTATCCCGGCCGCCCGATCCGATTCGTTGTGGTACGCCTCTACGATGTCGTTGTACTCGAAGAGCTTAGGGAACGTCTCCACATGATCAGGAATGAACGCTCTCGCCGCTTGTCTAAAGCCCTGCGTCATCGCCTTGCGCGCTGCGTCGCGCGCAGCTTCCCCCGCGTGCGCCGCGATCACGTTAGCGACCGCTCCGAGGACGACGCCTACCGCCTCACTCCCACCCTCCTGCTTGTCGTCCCAGGATACGTAGACTCGGCCGTCAGGACCTTTCCAGACTCGCAGCACTTCCGCCAGGCTGTCATCCTTTAGTACCTCGTCGGGTATCGGCAGCGGTTCGGCCATTCACGTTCTCCTTCAAGGTTTCCGCCCTATTCTGCACCTTCCTTCTCGCTACTTCTTCGGTTAGCCCTCTTTCGTCTACCTCCGGGTGTCCTTCGAGGTAGCCGTGCCACATCCCGCCTTCTTTTCTAACCGTGATCGTCATCCGCAGAGTGTGTGGAAACCCTGCGGATTTTGTCTAGGTTCGCGCGGCTTCCTCTCGTGTTTCCGGGGTGTGCAGCAAAACGCACAGACTTTTGTTCTACGTCGAGTGGGGCGCGCTCTTCCCGGCGCCGTCGCAATACCGCACACACCTTTGTGCATTTCGTTTTGACTCTTACAGGTTCCGAGTTAGCTTCGGCCGCATGGACACCGTACCCGTGGACGTGGCGGGCTTCATCGAGCCGGGCAAACCCCTTATCCCTTCCGAGGCGGTCGTCTCCCTCCCGGCCGACGCAATCGAGCTAGAAACAGAAGTGGTTTATAGGTTCCTTACGGACTACGGCCACATTCCGGCCGGCACCTACGTCGTCGCCGAGCTGCGCGACTGCGCCCATTCTGGAGAGCTGATTGTCGCTCGCGATGGGGAGGACGTTTACGTCGGTTGGTGGTGGGCCAAGCACGGCTTAGTTGAGTTGCGGGACAACGCCGGGAACACTCTTCTCTCGAACCCCGTCATCCTCGCCTCCATCAACCACATCATCGCCATCACAGCCCGGAGGTAGTTTCCCGTGCCCTTTCCCGGCTACCGCGACCTTTACGAGAACGTCTCCGCCACCATCCGTCTTCAGCGTTTGGGGAACGAGATAAACCGCTTCGTATTCGAAGAGAACGCCGCTGAGTTGACTTACGACCAGCGGGCGATGATCAGCCGCAAGATTTCCGACCTCGTTGCCGAAGCCGTTCAGTGTGACGCGCGGGAACTCTCCCACTTCGCGCTTGCGACCGTCGAATACTTCGAGCGAGAAGACGAACCCTCCGGAAGATGAGATACCCCGACTACGCGCCCGAAGTGAACGCCGTTCTAGACGTGGCCCGGTCAATCCGCAAGATGGCCCAAGTCACAGGAACCGACTCCGGCAACTTGATGCAGTACCTCGATGAGCCCGCGGGCGATTGGATTCTCAGTCTTCTCGAGATCGTCCTAGACCACGAAGAGAGACGTGACCGCGCCGCACGACGCTTGAAGGTGCGCCGCATGAAGAAGCGCGTACCTTCTAACGTGACTTACATAGGTGAGAAGAAGTGAGCGAAACCCTCTCTGAGCTGTACGCCGAGTGTGACTCCACCCTCCGCCTCTTCCGGTTCGTGAAGAAGGCCTACGACGACCTTATCTCCGATGTACCCGAAGTGGCGACCATCGACACCGCGACGAATATCTACCTTTACCAGTCCTTGCACCGCACACTTGAAGCCGAACTAACCAGCAGAGAAGCCTACGACCTTTGCGCTCTTATTGAAGGTTTGAGGGAAGACCGAGGGGGACAGTTGTGGTGAACGAACCCCCGGACGAAGAACGTCCGCACCGTCCCTATGACTACCCGATCGCTCCTCCACGCCCGCCGCAGGTTCATGAGGATGTCGCCCTGGACGCTGGCCGACTCGCCGTTCGCATCATGGAGAGGGTGATGGATCGAGTCGGCATCGAGCTCGACCACCACTACTTCGACATCTTCAACATCTTCTCGGACGTTCTCCAGGATGAGTTGAAGGCGTACTCCTTCGACTATGTTTACGAGCTGTACTCCCGCGACCGGATCGCCATCGGCAGAAGGCTTCGCGACATTCCTGAGGGCTTTGATCCTAACGAAGCGGAGGAGGACGAGGGGTAGCTACCCGCCCTGAATGACTTGGAATCTCGGCCGCTCCGGTTCCGCCCAGATGTTCCTAATTGCTGTTTCGAGAGCAACCTGCCGGGAAGCGACGTACGGCGCGTAGTGCTTAATCACGACCGCCGGGCTGTTCCCGAGAATCGTCGCCACCATCTCCACCGAGACTCCCTTGTTCAGAAGGTCTACCGCAAGCGTGGAGCGGAAAGAGTGAGCCGACCCGTGGTTCACCTTCGCAAGCGCGAGAACCGACCGGATGCACCTGTCCCACCCACCCCGGACAGTCTTCGCTTTGGCGTTCCCGGTCTGGAAGTAGAACTCCGACACCCGCGGAACTTCCTCTAACGCCTGGACGACGTAGTCAGGGATGGGAATCCAGACCAGGGTTCCCGTCTTCTCCGTCCGCAGCAGAACCTTCCCATCCCGCACGTGCGACGTCTTCAAACTCGCAGCATCGGAGATTCGAAGTCCGGTGTATCTGAGGATGTAGATGAACGCCCGGACTCGCTTCACGTTGTCCTTGCCCCACGTCCCACGAGTAACCAATTTCCCGCACGCGTCGAAGATATGGGTCATCTCTTCTTCGTTGAACGGAGTCTTCCCGAACGTCTGAACCTCGGGAGCTTTGAGCAACTTAGCCGGGTTCGACTTCACCCACCCCGAGTCCACGCAGAACCCGAAGAACATCTTGAGGCGGTCGATACGCCGACAGGCCGTGACGGGTTTGCACGTCCAGGTCTCCCGGTACTTCCTCAACTTCTCGATGTCGAGATCCTTGAGAGAGACGACCTTCTCCCGCTCGCACCACGCGAGAAGATGCTTTTGTCCTCTTTTGTACAAATCGACCGTGGAGGGCTTGAGCCGGGTGCCAGCGTCGCGCAGGTACTTCTCGGACGCCTCGACGAGAGAGACGACCTTCTTTCCCTCGGCCCCGATCTTCCCGGCTTCTTTCCAGGCGAACACGACCTTCTCGGCCGCTTCGATGGATGTCAGGTTCAGGGACTTGCGGATTTCCTCGCCTCCGAGCGTCCCTTGCACCCAGACGGGGCAGGAGCACCTACGGTAGCGGCGAGAGGTCTGCCCACAGGATGGGCTGTGACGCCTGTAAACGGACAACAT